TCTAAGGTCAGCAAGTCCTGTTGTCTGACCCAAAGCACTTTGTCTAGCAGATATATCAAAATCACCAGATTGAATGTATGCATCAATTGATGTTGTACCAGAACTATTGACTTGATCGGTTCCGGTTTCATGAGCATAGTAAGTTGATGCACCATAAGTTGCTGTTATACCTTGAATTGGAAAATTAGGTAAAGAAGTCGAATCATATTCAGTTGCATAAGGTAAATCAAATACACCTGTGTCAATGTAAGAAGTTCTAGCTAATGATGATGTTGTCCAACAGTTTTCTCCGTAGTTATAAGTAACACATCTATTAATTTGTTGTGAACCCGCTGCAGGATAAAACCAATTAATTTCATTATATAATGTATTATGCTCTGCATAAACTAATTGATTAGAACTATAATTTAAACCTAGATTATCTCCAGTTGTGGTAAATACAAAGTCTTCAACTAAACAAGGAATAGATTTTACAGTACCATCAAACATAAAAAATCCACCTTCACCTGACATCCAAAACACAATACCATTAGAATAACTAAGTGCGTTTTGTCCAATCAATCCACAGTTAGTACCCACTTGTCTAACACTAAATGTAAATGGTGGTCCAACATATTGAATGACATATGCAGAACTATCTGTTAAAACTAATGTGTAGTCCTTACCAGACACTGCTCCTACAATTTCATTGCCTTTATCTAATCTAAATGTTCCTGCTGTATTAGTTGCTGTTGGAGTATAAGTATTAAAATCTTCTTGATTAGAAAATCTAATAAACATTGGATCTTGTGTAGTACTATCTCCAATTGTAGTTTCTGTTCCAAAATGAAATACATGTCTATCTCTATCAGATACTTGAGTTAATCTTGTTTTAGTAGGAGCACCCGACATAACAACTGCTCTGTTTGCTCTAGGAGTTGCTGCCCCTGCATTCCATGTAAATGTTTTACCATTATGAATAGTTGCAACAAGTATTTGACCAAAGTTATCTAGACTCCAGAGCCCTGGATCCAGAACCACGTTACTGGTTGTACTTGCAGTACCCCATGTACTTGAACTCCATGTGTCTGTGCCCCAACCTAAACCTGCGGTTTGAAATGTTGGACCAACTATTTCATATGGATCAATTTGTGCTGAACCAGTGCCGGATGTAGTTCCAGCTGAATTAGAAGGCATCGTAATTTCAAAAGTATTATCTGTTCTATTTAACACTTCAAAAGTATTTTCTGTAAAATCAGTTGTTGCATAACCTGAACCTGTTGGAACCGTAACAGATGAAAATGTTACATATCTTCCATCTAATAATCCATGTGCTGTTTTATTTACCGTAACTGTAGCAGAACCTGATGTTGCATCAAAATCAGCTCCTGTAATAGCGCCATCGGGATCTAAAGGACTTATATCAAAAAACTCACCTGCATAATATAAAAACAAACCTTGTGAAGTTCCTATTGCTACATATTTTTCACCATTTATAGCTGCAAAAGCATGTTGTGCTCTTGCTACACCAGGCAATGTATTATTAGAGTTAGTAAGTTGTGACCATCCACCTATTTTTTCAGGGAGTCCATATCTAAATCTAACAAAATCGCCATCAACCCATTGAGACTCAGCTCCTGAATCTGTGACCATTTTGTTAAAACCAGGTTTAAAATTAAGTTTTTGTAGCATAATATATTATAAAGGAGACAGGGGGTATGTGGTGGTGCCCTGCCTCCATCATAATATACTACCTTTTAAACCAAGATGGAAGACCTAAATGCGGTCTTTTATCAAACATATTTTCTTTGGATCCAGGAGTCTTTTGATTATTATAATGTAAAAAAACTTGAACACATTCTTTGCCTTTAAATTTATTTCTCCAATGCTCTAATTCACAACCAGAATAAACCAACATATCTCCTGGTTTTAAATCTACTTTAATACCTTTGTCTTTTGTTGGATAATATTTTTGAACACCATGTACGCCAAAATTAGGACCAAAAACGTATCCAGCTTCAGGATTAGGATTTAAATATATTGGCCAAGGATCACCACCTAAATTCATAGTGGTTGATATCTCACAACTAAATCTATCTTTGTGTCTTTTTAAAATATCACCTTTTTTATATATTCTAGCATATGTGTAAGAGGGGTATAACTTTGATCCTGTTATTTCTTCTATTTTAGGAAGACATTTTAATAATAATGTTTCCATAGCAATATTAGAATACTGACTATATGTATTTGGTATCTGTTCATCGCTGCCCTCATAGTGACCTATAATTTTTTCAAATGGTGAAATGTATCCAGCTTCTCTGCAAGTATCATAAACTTGTTTTTGCATGCTAAAATAATTTGCAACAAAAACTGCTAAGTCTTTTGATATTGCTTGACGGATAACTGTATACTTTTTATTTTTAAACATCTTTAGCCATTTCTTTTGGTACAGCTTGTATATTCCAATGTATGAATCTAAATGGTTCTATTCCATGATCAACTACAAATTCATGTTCTAAAAATCCAGGAAATATAATTAATGTTCCTGGTTTAGGTTTAAAATTTATAATTTCTGTACCACCCCACACACCTTTTTGATCTTTCATTTTTAATTTAGTTGCACGTGCTCCTGTTCTTGGATCATGAAATATTGGATAAGATGTTTTATCACTACATTTTAAAAAGTAAAAACCGGATACATGTTGATTCCAATGAATGTGTGCTGAATGATAGCCACCACCTTTTTTAGAAAACTCTTGTACCCACATTTCACTAAACATAGTAGTATAGAGCGACATGTCATAACCTTGGTGGTCTAAATATTCCCAAGATTTTAAACCTATATAAGTTCTAAAATCTAAAAAATCATTGTCATTTGTTAATGATGTTGAATGATAACTTCTTCCAAAATCTCCATTTTCTTTTATATATTTTTTCGCTTCTGGAAAATTTCTAGCAGCTTTAATATGTTTGTTAGAAGCTTTGTTTAATGATTTTACAAACTCTGGTTTGTGTTCGCTCCAAATAGTTGTATTAAAATAATTATTTATAAACATGTTATTTAAATGGATATCCAAGGTTCCACATTACCAATGAATATCTTACTCCTTTCGTTACTGGTTTAACTCTATGCCACACAAATGATGGAAATACAATAATAGATCCTTTAGGTAAAATCTCTTTTGCTTTTTTTAAATGTTTAGTTTCTTCTCTCATGTGTGGATCATAGTTTCTAAAATCAAATTCTAGTTCCCCACCTTCATATTCAGATCCATCCGTTAACTGACAAGTCATTGATAGTTTTCTAATTTTACCTTTGTCAGGTCCTTCTTTTTCATAAGGTTTGGTTTATTTTATATTTTGTAAATTGCATAGACTCTGATCTATCCCATTCAAAATTCCAACCAGCATCTCTATTTGCTTTATGGATATAAGGATGAAGTTCTTTATAAATCCAAGCATCATTTAACCAAACTAAATCAGAGTTCCTCTTACGTTTCATGTCTTTAATTTCATTTTTAGTAAGTTTTTTATTGCCATAACCTCCTGTTAAAGCCATAGATTCAGATTTAGATAAACCATATCTAATAATATCATCACAAATTTTAGGTGGTACTGCAGCTTTAAAATACCAATAGTAATTATGTATATTCATGAATAATTAAAGTTTATTACAACTCTTCTTTTTTCATCTGTACAAGATGATCCTGTATGTTTTAAAGTTGAATCAAATTCAACATATTTATTTTCTTCACTTTTAATTTTTTTACCATTTTCAAATTTAGTATATCCATTACTATTATCTAAATATAAAATACCTGTTGTACCAATATCTTGATCTGTATGTAATCCATATTCAACAATTTTATTAGTTTGAGTTAATAGATTAGCTTTTACTCTGTTTATTTTTTTATATTTTATTTTTTCTAAAACTGGTACCATTATATTTTGCCATTCTCCCCAACAAACATAATTACTATTTTTTATAAATGTAAAAGTAAATTGAAAATTATCTTTTTTTTCAAAATCATTTATAGCATCATTAAAATACCAAGGAAAATAATACCCCATCATATTATCTTTTAATTTTTTAAAAACTTTTTTTGGTAAAAAATTTTTATATATATTCATAAGTTATTGTTTGAACAAAGTTCAAAGAATCTTTCTGTGTATTTTTTATGTAATACATGTTTGTTGATGGAAACATAATAAACATATTGTTTTTAAGTTCTATATCCCAAGATCTTCCTTTTCTTCTATTATCATCATAGTAAATTCTCACCATACAGTTATTAGTTTTTACACCATAAAGTAATGTGTAGTCTGGTGAATTTCTTAAATCGACTGGATCAATATGTAATAATGGAATTGTGGTTTCGCCGGGTTTATACATATTTCCCCACGTTTTTTTGTTAATTAAATTAAAATTATATTCGAGATTAACGTAATCTCGCATATATGTATTTAACATGTCCCAAGTTCGTGAAAACGGAAAATCTTTTTTTTGAATTTGTGATTGTAAAATGTCGCCTGATAATTTATCTCGGTCAATGTCCCAATTTTTAGGCATATCGACATTACCAAAATATAATGCTTGTTCTGCTAATACTTTCTTTTGCATACCACCACCAAGTATATGTTAAGCCAATGTATTTGTCAAATCCCAAGATTGTTCTTCTTCATTCCAAAAATAATCCCAAGAATGTGTAGCTGTTTCGTTTTGTGAAATTTGTTCAGCTGTAAATGAAGGAGCATCACCTATTGGTGATTTCCAACTTGCAGTTGTGATATCTTTTACCCAAGATGGGTAAGGTTTTTTAGGCCAAAAAATATTATTAGCTTCATCCCATTCATAACCTACACCTGCATAGTTTCCTCTAAATACTGTTCCACCTTGTTTGTGTTGATTACTAGATGTATTGTAAGATGTTTGAATCCACATTTGTGCCGGCCAATTATTGTGTTGCTCTAAATATTGTTGACCTACTGTTTCGTCTTCAACACCGTCAGAGTTTAACATATTAGCATTATCAAGTGTTAACACTTGAATAACTTTATTGTTTGGTCCTAGTTTTGCAAAATGTGCCATAATATTCTCCTATTGATATTGATACCTAATTAC